CAAAACCCAGGCAATGGCATTTTTCAAATTTGAGTTTGGACGATCAAAACGCGGTCAGGCGGATGAAATCCGCAGTGATTCACCTGAGAATCCTCAAACAAATCTCTCCAATCCTGCCAGCTGGCTCATCGATATGTGGGGCAGCCCTACAAGCTCCGGTGTTTCTGTAACTGAGGAAACGGCAATCAAATTTTCAGCAGTATATGCCTGTGTTAAGATACTCAGTGAAACAATTGCATCCCTCCCTTTTAATATTCTCAAAGAAGATGGCAACATAAAACAGATTGCCAGGGATCATCCTCTTTTCAATTTGGTTCACAATGAGCCGAATTCGATCATGACTTCGTTTCAGTTTCGTCAACTCATACAGGCGTCGGCTTTATTGTGGGGTAATGGTTACGCTCTCATTTTGCGTACTCCTGACATGCGTCCAACTTACCTGAAATTTATTCATCCTAAAGATGTTGATCCTTATATCGTCACCCTGAAAGATAAAACGCAGGCCCGTTATTATAAAGTTGCAGGAATTGCCAAACCGGTGCCAGACACTGACATGATCCATATTTCAGCTTTGTCATTCGACGGGGTGAAAGGCAAATCTCCCATTGAAGTGGCCCGGGAAAACATTGGACTGGGACTTGCACAGGAAAAATTCGGGGCTGATTTCTTCAAAAACGACGCTTCATTCTCAGGATACATAAAACATCCAGGGAAATTAAATCAAACCGGACAGGAGAACTTGAGCAAATCATGGTCCAAGAAATACAGCGGCGAAGGAAACCGATTTAAAACGCCTGTACTTGAAGAAGGATCTGAATTTATCTCCATCGGAATTCCGCCTGAACAGGCTCAATGGATCGCATCACGTAAATTTCAGCTGGAAGAAGTGGCCCGTATTTATGGCGTTCCACTTCATATGCTTGCCAATCTTGACCGATCAACCAATAACAACATCGAATTTCAGGGAATCGAATTTGTGCAGAATACTCTCCGCTCCTGGATCGTAAACTGGGAACAGGAATTCAATAAAAAGATTTTCAGAGAAGATGAAAAACACATCTTTTATGTAAAGTTCAATCTACAGGGACTGCTTCGTGGTGATTCAGTGACCCGTAGTGACTATTACACCAAAATGAGAAACATGGGTGTAATGTCAGCCAATGAGATCAGACTACTGGAAGACATGAATCCGATCGAAGATGGTGACACTTACCTGATCCCTCTTAATATGGCAGATCCATCCAAAATAAATAATCAAATCAAACCATAAGATGGCTAAGAAAATATTTCACAGTAGCAACAATGAGGAACAACGTGTGATGTCAAGCACGTTTGAAGTGAGTAAGTCAGACGATAAAAACCCCGCCCATGTAACAGGGCATGCAGCCGTGTTCGACCAGCTGAGTGAAAATTTAGGCGGATTCTTCGAGAAAATCGCACCAGGAGCCTTTGACGGTGTTTTGAATGATGATGTTCGCGCCTTGTTCAATCATGATCCAAACCTGATCCTGGGTCGCACGGCTGCAAAGACATTAAAACTTTCAGTTGACACGACCGGACTAAAGGTAGATTTCAGTATTCCTGACACATCCTATGGCCGCGACTTGATCGTTTCCCTCGAAAGAGGCGATATCAATCAGATGTCTTTCGGCTTTCAGGTTGAAGAAGATGAGTGGAACGAAGATGATACCACCGGAGCCGTCATCCGCACCATCACCAAAGTAAAACGCCTCTTTGACATATCACCGATAACGTTTCCTGCATATCCGCAGACAGACGTAGCCAAACGTTCAATGGACGAATGGAAAGAAAGTATAAAAGCCCAGATACATCCTGATGATGATCTGGCACGCTCACACAATGAACGTAATCGGGATCTGATGATCCTTTCACTGCAATAAACGAAGCCCGCAAGGCTCATTTAGTATTCACAATAACCCTTAAAAAAATGAAAATTTACAAAGAAAAAATGGAAAAAAGGGCGAGCCTCCTTGAGGAAATGAAAAATGTTTCCGCGCTGGCTAAGTCTGAAAAACGCGAACTCACTAAAGAGGAAAACGAGCGTTTTGACAAAATCTATGCCGATGCCGCTGAACTTCTTGACCATGCAAACCGCGCACTGAAGATGTCCGAAATAGAAGCTGAAATGAATCAGCCCACCGATGGTCCCAAAGGCACCATGTCAGCAGAGGAACGCAAAGAGAAAACCACCAAGGCTTTCCGCGAATATTTCCTGCTGGGAAACAACATGAGTGCAGAAACCCGTCAATTCCTCAACAGGGAACATTCAGAGCTTCGCACTACCAACAACGGACAGACCGTTACCACAACGGCCGGCGGATACCTGATCCCCCAGGGATTTGGTGGACAGATCATCGAGGCGTTGAAGTTGTATTCCAACGTCCGCAACATTTCCACCGTGCTTTCAACAGCCACCGGAAATGATCTTCCTTTCCCGACCCTGGATGATACCGGATCAACCGGAGAACTCCTGGCCATCGAAACGGAAGCTGCAAAAGGTGCCCTCGCCTTTGGACAGAAAACCCTCAAGGCTTTCAAATTCTCATCCAAAATGGTCACCATCGCCAATGAGCTGGTACAGGATTCATATTTCGACCTGGAAACTTACCTGGTGAAGATCTTCGCAGAGCGCCTGGGCAGGATCGAGAACTATTACATGACCCTGGGCACCGGTACAACCATGCCTTTTGGTGTTGTTCCTGCTTCAGCAAAGGGAGAGGATGCAACTGTTTCGGCCCTCACCCGTGATAACCTGATCGATCTGCTTCACAGCGTTGACCCGGCATATCGCCTGAGCAAAAACGCTTATTTCATGATGAACGATTCAGTCATCAAGGCCCTGATGAAATTATCCATCGGAACCGCTGATGATCGTCCGTTATGGAATCCCGGAACTGCCTCCTTTGGCATGGCCAATGGAACACCTGACACCATCGAAGGGAAACCTTACATCGTGAACCAGGACATGGCAAACATCGGAGCTGGTGCAAAATCGGTGCTGTTCGGCGATTTTAGCCGGTATTACGTTCGTGAAGTAGCTGGATTCCGCCTGCTTAACCTCAAAGAAAGGTATGCAGAGTTTGACCAGATCGCACTGATCATGTTCCATCGCCTGGACTCCCAGCTGATGACCACCGGTGCCATCAAGCATATCCTTCACGCCAACACATAATCTTGGTTTCCATAAATCATACCCGAAAGGGATGAGGTACAACCCGGGGACTTTACATCCCCGGGTCACTCCTCTAAATTTTTAACCCAAACAACATGACAAAAGTATTGGTTTTAAAGTCTTTTTCAGGTGAACATCACCATGCAGGACGCGGAGCAACCATCGAAATGGATGCAGACACAGCTCTGTCATTCCACAAAGCCGGACTGGTTAGAATACTGGCCCATGAAGGCGTTACACCAACCGCCTACGAAACGGCTGAATCAGCCATGATCGGCGCTGAAAAGAAAATCATCAAGTCAAAAAAAGGTAAAAAGTAATGGCCGTAAAAGTCATCACACCCTCAACGACCGAACCTGTCTCCCTTGCAGAAGCAAAACTGCATCTCAAGCTGGATACAGATACGACCGACGACACCCTGGTGACGGCCCTGATCAAAGCGGCCCGGGAACTGGCCGAAGATTATTGCCGAAGGGTGTTCATGTCGTCTACATACGAATTATACCTTGAGGATTTTCCCGACTGTGACGACGATAAGGAATTAGCTATCGATCTGCTTACCGCACCAATATCAGCCATTACATCAATAAAGTATTATGACACCCTGAATGTGCTTCAAACTCTTGACAGTTCCACATATGAACTCGACGATGTAAGCCAGCCATGCCGGGTGCTTCTGAAATATTACAAGGTATGGCCCTATGGACGTGGAACCTCGAATTCGGTAATCATACGGTATGTGGCCGGCTATACTTCCGCAGCGACAGTTCCTGCATCGATCAAAGCAGCCATGCTGCTCATCATAGGTCATCTGTATGAAAACCGTGAAGATGTTGTCGTAGGACGACAGGTGAATGAACTTCCAAAAGGATCACAGTATTTATTAAACCCTTACCGATTATTTCAATATTAACCCATGATTGGAGATCTCGACCGGCGGATTATTATTCAGAACTACACCAGTAGTGTGGATGCCCACGGGCAGCCAATCCAGACGTGGACCAATTTTGCAACGGTATGGGCCGGGGTGAATTTCAAAGGCGGATCTGAAGGGTTTATGGCTGAAAAGCTGACAGCAACCGCAGATCTCACTTTTACAATCCGGTACATCACCGGGATCGATGAAAAATCAAGGATAGTTTACAATTCGGTAAACTACGACATACAAACCATTGCAGAGGTTGACCGCAAACGTTACCTGGAGATCTCTGCAAAAAAAACTGTGTAAGATGGCAGGACTGGATGATTATAGCGTAATGAACGCCCTCAATGCCCAGCTGGGGCAGAACGGGGCAGAACTTGTAACTGATACCGCGGCTCATGCCGTTCGCAGTTACGCGATCCATTTCATAACAGAATCAGTGATCGCGGCCCTTATATCCCATGCAACCAAGGGATATACAGGAAATTCTCTCACCGGTCTTAGTTTGCCGGCGGGTACCGTGATATTCGGAAACTTTTTAAGCCTTACCCTTACCAGCGGAAAGGCGATCATGTACAAAGAAGGAGATAACGTCTGATGGCAAACGGATCAATCGGTATCGATTTAATTGGAGAACAGGAAATCAAGCGAATGTTCAGCAAGCTGACTTCCATCGAGCAGAAGAAATTCTTTATTGAGGAATTCCGTTCAGTCGGTACCAATATTGTTTCCGCTATTAAAAACTCATCTCCGGTATCAGCCCAGGGGACCACAGGCAATAAAAAGATCCCGACCCGAAACCATGCTCCTGGCAATCTTCGCAGAAGTGTAGCCATGCTGATCGGACGGGGCCGGGACTTCCCGACCGTGTTCATCGGGCCTAACAAAGCAAAAGGAGTTGATGCGTATTACAATCATATGGTTATCGGCGGACATGAGTATGGATCATCCAAGGTGCCGGCAAATCCGTTCGTTCGCCGTGCCTGGGAAAGTATCTCATCTTTTGCAACAGAAACCATACGATCAAAAATGAAATCAAAACTTGACAAACTGATGAAATAATGAGCTGGGATTATAACTCTGTCGGAAAATCTATTGTCAAGTTGCTCTCTGGTGTATCGGGGCTTAATTCCCGCGTATATCCTATGATCCTTCCGCAGGGATGTATTATGCCGGCTGCATGGTATCAACTTATTTCACTCTTGCCGACAGACGTGAAGGAAACAACATCGAAGATCGATATCTGTCACATTCAGATATCGGTGTTTGATACGACATATTCATCTGTAAATACACTCGCCGGCGGGATCAGGACCGCCCTGGATGGATACAGCGGCGAAAGTGAAGGTGTAACCATCGATTCGATTGTGTTTTCAGATGAAACGGACTTGTTTGAACAGGATACACTGTTATTTCATAAAGCCCAGGATTACTTCATTCGGATAAAGAATTAATATGGCTATTGCAATCAACGGAACTCAAATGCTGGTGTACATCGATGGAACGGCTGTTGCCCTTTCAAAGACTTGCAAAGTGTCTTTTTTGATGAATACAAGCGATACAACGACCAAAGACGATGACTGGAAGAATTCCACAGGCGGACAGAGATCGTGGAAGGTGGACGGGGATGGACTGGTTGCTTTTGATTCGGCTTATAATTTCTCCGAACTGTTTACCCTGATCAAAAATCGCATAAAGGTAATACTAAGGTTTGAATGCCTTGCCACATATTACGCCCAGGGATACGCTTTCCTTACCAGCCTGGATGCAGACAGCCCCGAAAACGAAAGTGTTTCAATGAGCTTTGGATTTGAAGGAGTGAGCGCGCTGATTGAAGTGTTTATCGGATGGATTCTGTCCATGTATGGATGGAGTGATTCCGATACCTGGTTAGATACCGCTAAATGGATTGAATATTAACTTTTAAACATGTATAAAAATGGCAACAACTGGAGTAATTAACGGAAAAAATCTGCTGGTATATGTGGACGGAACCGCGATCGGCATGACCAAAAGCTGCAAAATCAATATTTCTCAAAGTGTCAGGGACACCACCACAAAAAATAGCGGAGGATGGAAAGACGGTCTCGAAGGTGAACGCAGCTGGAAAATCGATGGAGACGGTCTGGTTGCTTTTGATGCAACATTCAATTTCAGCAGCCTGTTTGCACTGATCACAAACCAGACCAAGTGTTCACTGAGCTTTGAAACAAATGTTTCGGGTGACAAGCGCTATTATGGTTCAGCATTTCTGACCAGTTTGGATGCAGATGCTCCCAACGAAGAATCCACATCGTTCAGCTTTGGCTTTGAAGGCGTGGGCGTCCTTACCGAAGTAGCTCACACCTAATCACACCCGGTATGCTGTTAATCGGCATACTATAATCAGAAAGGAGCAGCAATGGCAGTCACCGCAGATGTTATCAATGGAACTGACCTCCTGTTGTACGACAACACCCATCCGTTTGCAGGATCAACAACCTGTTCCATGCAGGTGTCAAATGATATGCGAGACACTACCAATAAGGATAGCGCCGGATGGAAAACAGTACTCCCAGGAGGCCGCAGCTGGACAATCAGCTGTGAAGGACTGGTGTCATTTGACCAGACTTATAATTACGTGTACCTGTTGAATTTCATCATCAACAAAACACGTATTGCGTTAAAATTCAAAACTTCCAATGCCAGTGATACTTATTTCTCTGGATACGCTTACCTGACCAGTATTTCAATGGATGCAGGAAATAACGCCAATACGACTTTCTCTGCACAATTCCAGGGAGACGGTGCTTTAACAATAACAGGAGCAACTCCATAATTATGTTATACGAAGTAGTTGAAATAGGAGGCGAAAAGAGGCCGGTCCGTTTCGGATTCAACGCCATGGCCATGTTTGGGACCATGACGGGATTAAAGATCTCGGAGATCGAGAAAATATCATCCAATATGACCATTCAGAATGCAATATCGCTGGTGTATTGCGGACTGAAGGACGGGGCA